AGGATTCTTTTGAAGCCATCGATTAAATCGACGTCTTCCAAAGATTCTCTGGTGTTTGAGACTTTCCAACGACTCAAACCACCTTCTTATCTGCATCAGTTCCCTGGACAGTCCACCGGATCGAGAGTAAGGATCGGGCAAAATATTCTCAGGAGGAATAACTACATCTGGAATACCCCACTTCAGAAAGGGATCCTGTTGAGGAATCTCTTTCTGATAGAGGGTCTCTATCCGAGAGAAGGGGGTTCGGAAACCCTCTTCTCCCTGATAGGAACCAGTACGGTGAGCCTCCATCCAAATCCTCTGGTACCGGGTGAAATTATACCCGGCTGGAACAGGTAATCCCAAGTTTCCGAGTTCCCTGGGACCAAAGATTGATCCTGGGAATCCCTGAATTATGGGGTACCTCTCACGGATCATGGAGATGGCCTGCTTTTGGTAATTTGGAGAGACTCCCTTCCAGAAGTCCCCCAAAATTCCAGCAAGCTGACTCCATGGAGTAACTTGTCGACCATACTTGTCGACAAAATCGCCAAGATAACCAAGAAGTCCTACATTCGGGAAAATAAGCCTCTCCAACCTGTGGAGATCCTTATTCCAAGTGTAGACTTCTGAGTTAATCATGGCCAGATCTCGTGAGTAATAGTTCTTACCAACGGATTTCTTCAATCCAACATGCTTGGTATGAAGTTCCCAGAGTTCATATTCCCGCCGCGAGGCGGGAAACAGGACATCATCTCCATTCACTTTAATCCACCGATCAGGCGGAAGAGAGAGAGAAGATGCTGCCTTGTTAATTATGCACAATAAGGGAAAGGAGAGAATATGACCCATCATCTGTCCCCGAAGAACTACGTTACCAGGTTCACCTATGAAGATACTATCGAAGGAGTGCTCCACTAGTCGTTCAATCCAATTCCGAATAAGGGGATCGGTGAAGATCTCCGTATTATTGGGAAATGTGAATGTCGTCCTCTTGAGCATCTCTCTTGCGGCATACTTGGTATAATGGAGATGAATACGGTCTGTAGCAGACTCGTAATCACCTGAAACAAACCTCTGACCCTTTTCAAGGGCAAGGTCACGAAGTGCGAGATGTACTGGGGTTCCTCCAATCAACTCATAAACTTTATCCTGACGCATGGTACTATGCCATGCCTCCTGGATAGGCTTAAGTAGTTGGAGAATCCAAGATGATCTCGTCACTATGCGAACCTTTAGAGGTTCCGCAATAGCGGCAGGTCTTACCTCCATTAAATCCCAAGGTCCCGTAAGAGGATATTCTCGAAGGGCACTCTCGAATAATTTCGAGAGTATTTCATTCCATATTGGACTGAATGAACTAAAGAGTTCCTCCTCAGATAGACCCTCGATTAGGTGAATCTTCTCTAACCAGGGGAACTGGTCAAAGATTTCCCGTAGAATCTCCTTGGTATATCCTTGGATACCGCCCGACTTGCGGGTGGATTCCAGGCAGGATGAACCAGTTGGAACAAATGGTGTGTCGTACCTGGCATGAAACACAGGTAGTCT